GCTACTTGATCTGCCGTGAGCTTGTTGCTGGAGATGATGTCAGTTACCTTGTCCTCATCTACACCTATGGCTTTGGAAATGGCAGACACAGCCATCCCAGCAAGAGGGCCACCCAGCGCAGTGGCTACGGTAGGAGCAATCTGTTTTAGCCAGTCCATGCTCACTCCTTCTTCGCGGTGACCACATCGTCACCCTTACGCACCGTCACCCTGTCGCCTTCTACTTCAACCCGCATGGGCTGCTCTTGTCTGTCGAGCTTGTCGAGTTTGTCGATCAACTGCTTCATGACCTCAAACTCTGGTTTTTCCTGCTTTGGGTTGGCCCCGGCAATGCCGTTGAGCATGGCAATCAAAGCGGTCAAGGCCGCGCTAACCAGCCCGATCACCGCAGCGATTTTGGACTCCTCAAGGAATAGGCTGGCTATAACACCGACCAAAACAATCGCTGTGATATAGGCAAGGCCATGTTTGCCAATAGCTTTGCCAGCGACTTCCTTGGCTGGGGACTGGGCCTCAAGGCGCTGGATCTCCGCGCGCGCCTGGGCCTTGAGCATGGCAATTTCATCGGTATTGGTCATATCAGTCACCCATAGTTAAGCCTCCGGCTGCCGGGACAGTCGTGGCGTGAATCGCTACGTTCTGCTTGGGCTCTGACAGGTCTTGTCCACAGTCATTGCACTTCATGTTGGCCAGCTCATTGGCGTCAACGTCCCGATCACAGGCCGGGCACAAAATCTCAACAATGTGACGGGGCTCTATGGCCCCCTCACGCTCATGCGCCTCAATGGTGGTGATCATTTCATCCCCTTGAGGGTTTGGGCAAGACGAGCCCGCTGGCCCATCTTGCCGGGTTTCTTGGCCGCTGCCTCCAGTTTCTTGGCAGGGATCTTCTCCCCCTTCTTGACGCCCAGCGAAGCCCGCAAGGCCCCAGGCTTCTTGATGGCGGATTGGATCCACTTGTCGGCCATGATGCCCTCCTTACTCGGCGGCTGGGGCTTCAGCAGGCTTTTGCTCAGGCACGGGCAACTGCGGGATCACCACAGCTTGGATTTCCTGCACCAGAGGAAACACCTCCTGATACGGACGAGTGCCAAGATATTGCAGCATGGCATTCACCAGACCCAGTTTCAGAGTTACGTTTTGATCGTTCATTTCTAGCTCCTTGTGCCGCTGTGACGGGGCAGCGGATTACCCCTCATCAATTATGCCGCCCAAGGCAGAGGAGGCGTGACCACCGGAGGGTTGATCTGGTTGTTGACCTGCTGCTGCACAGCGGCCTCTGTGGCTGCTTGATCCACGCCGTTGGCCCAGATCCACCCAAGCACTTGCTGCTGAGTCAAGTCTGGGTATGGGGTGAACGGATTGCCTGGGCCGGGAACAGCACAGGTGGAGTACACAGAGGCGTTGTATGTGCCGTCAGTGCCAGCGCATGTCCAGTGGACATTGAACACGACATCGGTGTTGCCACCCTCTTGCGGATAGCAGTCCATCGCAGTGATTGTCCAGGTGATAGTAGTCATGATTTAGGCTCCTTTGAGTTGAGATTTGAGGCTGTCAACCTCGGCTTTGAGTTCTTGGATGCACTTCATCAGCGCATATTGCAGGTCGGTCTGGTAGATCGACAGCCGCATCTTGGGGTCATCTTTGCTGCCCCAGTTGCTTTCCGTGACCAACTCAGGCGCAACAGCCTGAACGTCCTGCGCCACCACGCCCAGCGTCAAGCCGGGGTCTTCTTCCATGTTCTGGTCGATGTAGTTGAAGGTCTGAACGGGAATCGCGCAGATGGTTTCAAGGTAAGACTTGGCCGGAACGAAGTTAGTCTTCTCTCTGCGGTCGGAAAGGTTGATATCGTTGGCGCTGTAGTTATAAACGCCTCCGTTTGAGCGCACAGAAAATCTTTGCGTAGAGCCGCTATCTTGACAGTAAAAAAATGCGTTGGATGTACTGTTTGGCGCGGCTCCCGTGTACCCCATCGCCATCCCATATGGGTCTGCGTTGCTGTTTACTACTGCAAAGGCGTAGTCTGCGTTTCCGTATGCAACTACTGCACGCGATGTTGCAAACGCTGGCTGGCTCGTCGTCCCCACCAGCAAGTTACCGCTGGAGTCGATACGGGCGCGTTCGGTGCCGCCAGAATTCCAAACTTGAATTGGCCCGGCTCCGTCTTGTCTTGCGTTGATTGCGGCCAATGAAGCATCACTAATGTAGGAAAATAACCGAGCATTCCCTGTGCTTGTATCGCCAACAGCCAAGTTTCCATTTGCCCCCAATGTCATTGCCTGGGTGAAGGTGATGGCGTTGCCTGCTGTGCCGGAGGGGGCGATGTACCAGCGGTGTGAGCCATCTGAAGTGAGCATTGCATACTCACCGGCGTGCCCACTGCTCTTGTAAATATACTGGCTTGACGTATTAAAAAATGCATTGTTGTCTATGTATGACGAGAGTCCACCAGTACCGCTAAAAACAGTAAAGCTACCGACCTCAAATGCTCGGAAAGAGGTATTTGTAGCACTCGGCGTCACCCCCAGGCCGAGGTTGCCGGAGGTGCTGAGAGTCATCAGCGTCGTCGGAGAGCCGGCATCAACTGCCCAGAAAAGCGCATTGTTGTTATTGGCGGTTGACCCCATCGCCATGCGCCAGCTATTGCCAGATGCGTTTATGACGATGCCAGCATTGGCAGATGCGCCGCTGCTGTCGTTGCGAACCCAAATGCCATTAAAAACAGCATTGCTGTTTGCGTAAATATCTACCTGACCGCCGTAGTTTCCAGGCGTGGTGCCAATGCCGACTGTGGAGGTGATGTATGCGCTGCCTTGTACGGCCAGCTTATAAGCAGGCGAACTCGTCCCAATACCCACGTTGCCGCCAGACGGGTTGAGCAGCAGCGGGAACTGTACGCTGTTGGCTGCGTTGGCTGCTTGCAGTGCAAATCCATATGGCGAACTCAGAGTCTGTTGCATCAGCAGACCAGCGCCGAGGGAATCCCAATCCCCAAAACCACCTACTGCATTTGTCCGAGAGATTGTGTCGTTGGAGGTTTTCTTTACATCCAACTTTGCAGTAGGCGAACTCGTCCCAATACCCAGCCCTGTGCTGGTCAGGCGCATTTGTTCGCCGCCACTGGCATTGAAAATGGTTGCCGACCCATCCAAGGTCAGCGGTGCATAAGCGGAGTTGGCGTTGTTGGTGGAAACAAGTTGAACACCGCTGCCAGCCGTTTGCGGAAATACGTTTAGGCGGTCGCCTGTGCCATACACGAACAGGCTGTTTTGTGCGCGGATTGACCCGGTGGTGTTTAGCAACGAACCATCAAACGTCAGCGCAGACCCAGTGGTCAGGACTTTGCTGCCGTTAAGGTAGGCCACGCCGTTTGCGGTGCCGCCTGAAAGGGTCACGGCCCCTGCAATGTTGGCCGTGGTACCGACGTACAGTGCCTTAGCCACGCCCACGCCACCGTCCGTCTGGATCGAGCCGGTGGTCGTGCTGCTGGAATCGGTCGTGCTGTCCACGGTCAGCGTGCCGGTCATTGTGGTGTTGCCGCCGATGGTCGCGTTGCCGGCCAGGAACAGGTTGCGCGGGCGCGTCGCGCCACTGGCACCGATGTCGTAGGTGTTGTCGGTGAACAGCAGGTGCGAGGTGATGGTGCCGTTGAACGTGATGTTGTCGGCTGCCGCATCGCCCAAGGTCGTGTTGCCGTTGACCGTGAGATTGCCGTTGATGACAAAATTGCCGTGGACGTAATTTCCAATCTCCACGAAGTCAGAGCCGTTCCAAGCAATCTGGGCCGTCTGGCCAGCACCGACCGTGACGCCAGTGGTCGCGGCACCCTTGATGACGACGGCGCCGTTCGACTGGTTGATTACCACATAGATCTTGGCCTGACTGGGCGCAATCACGTTGCGCGTAGTGCCCGGCGTACCAGTGATGATCAGCGTGGACATCCGCGCTTGACTGGTTGAGCCGTTGGCCGTCGTCAGGGTGACGTTGCCGCTGGTGACGCTGAACGTGGCCGCATTGGCTATGGCGTCCTCCAGCATCGATGTAATCTGGTCATTGACTACATCGCCCCATTGGCCGGTTTCCGTGCCGGTAACTGGCTTGGCCAGTGCCAGCAGCGTGGTGTAATTGATCGTCATTTTTCAGTCCTCTATGCTGCTTGTGCAATTTCTTCCCAGTCGGGTGTTTGGGCGTCATCCACAGGCGTCCAGCCGTCCGTTTGGCCATCATTGATGGCCGCCCAATTCGGGGTCTGATTCTCGTCTATTAGACCCCATATTAAAACATTGCCGACGATGCCGATAGCGGAAACACCCGTAACGTAAACAACGCCGTCGCCAGTAATCTCAACGGTGCCAACAACCCCAATGGCCGCTACGCCGGTGACATACACGCCGACGCCTTCGTTAACCGTGACAGAGCCAACTTGCCCATCTCCCTGAGCGCCCGTGAGATTGACATTTGCGCCAGCCTGGGCTTCAACAGAGCCGACTTGTCCGTCGCATTGCAGGCCGACCAGCGACACCTCAACGCCCGCCTGCGCTGTTACTGACCCAACTGCGCCCGTGGCACTGACGCCAACAAGGTCAACTACAACTATGCTGCCAGATTGAACTTGCCCGACCTGACCAGTAGCCGACACCCCGGTGGCGTACACGTCTGCATTGGCAGCCACAGTGACCGAGCCAACAAAACCCGTGGCAGACAGGCCGGACACGTTTACGTCAGCCCCGACCTGGGCTTCGACGGATCCGACGCTGCCGGTGGCCGACAGGCCGGTTACGGTCACATTTGCGTCACCCGTCGTGGTTACCGACCCCACTTGGCCGGTAGCGGTAACACCTGTTACGGTCACATCCGCGCCCGCCTGGGCTTCGACCGTGCCCACTGATCCGGTGGCTTGCAGGCCCGTGACGGTGACATTGGCGTCCGCCGACACGGTGGCTGACCCAACACTGCCGGTTGCAGCCAGCCCCGTCACAGTGACGTTGGCGTCTGCAACGATGGTGACGGATCCAACTTGCCCGGTGGCTGACAGACCGCTGACGTTGACATCCGCCCCGGCCTGAGCCTCGACAGTCCCAACTTGGCCCGCTCCTGTCACCCCAGTAGCCGTCACATTTGCATTGGCAGATACCGTGACAGATCCAACGGCGCCCGTGGCCGACAGACCGGTGACATTGACAGTGGCGCCAGCCTGCACCCCTACGGTGCCAACTTGGCCTGTAGCAGACAGGCCGGTGACCGACACATTGGCGCCCGCCGCCACCGTGACAGAGCCAACTTGGCCGGTTGCAGATAGCCCGGTTGCGGTGACGTTTGCATCAGCAGTCACAGACACGGAGCCCACGGCCCCGGTGCCGGTAACACCTGTTACGCTGACGTTGGCATCCGCCGTGATGGTGACGGAACCAACAGAGCCCGTGGCCGAGAGGCCGGTGACGTTTACGTCAGCCCCGGCCTGGGCCTGAACCGTTCCAACCTGCCCAGTGCCCGCCACTCCAGTGACGGACACATTGGCATCGGCGGCAACGGTTACAGAGCCAACTGCTCCGGTCGCCGACAGGCCCGTTACCGTGACATTTGCGCCCCCAGTAATGGAGACAGAACCCACCGCACCAGTGGCGGAAACGCCCGTAACGCTGACATTTGCGCCAGCGGTGGTCGTGACTGAGCCAACCTGACCAGTTCCGGTCAGGCTGACTGAGCCTTGTCCCCAGGCTGCCTCACCCCAGCTTAGGGCACCCCAGCCTCCAAGCGGTACGGTGACATCTGCCACGTCTGCGCCCTATCAAGCAATGCGGATGATTGCATTTGAGGCGTCGGCTGCGGGGAAGATGATCTGGAAAGTTCCGCTGGTCGAAGTCTTGTCCGAACCAAAGTCCAGCACCACAACCGTAGGATCACCAGTGGCCGTGTCGTTGTAAATCAGCGCGCCGCGTGCCGTGATGGTGGCGGTGGTGAACGACAGATCGGCAAAGTCGGTGAAGGCCGTTGTTCCCGAGCTGGTGGGCGTGACGTTGGTCAACGTGCCCCCGCCAGCCGAATACGAACCGCTGGCCGTCACCTCATTGGTCGTGGTGTAGGCCGTGGTCGCAGCAGTGAACGAAGCACTGTTGGTGTACATCGCCAGCTTGAACGTGTTGCCAGTGCTGGCCGTAAAGTTGTGAATAGCGCGCATCAGCTCCACTTTGAAGCTGGTACACATGAAGTTACCAGTGAATGCCATGATTTATTCCTCCAGAATGATTGCAAGTTCAGGATGCCCGGCATCCCGAAGACGGGTTGCGATAGTGTGCCTATCGTTGCGGATTGCATCCTTGATGTAGAAGGTGACTACAGCGTGGATGTACTCTTTGAAGGCGTGCGCCTGATCACGAATCGCTGGATGCGACTGGTCGCCAATGGAGATGATTTTCTCCACGCAACGGTTTGCCACCTCCTCGGGCGTAAAGCCCCGGTGACTCGTGGTTCTGACTTCAACGCTATTGACTACAGGGAGCATCGATTCGATCATCATGTTACGGGGTACCTCACTTGGCCAGTACGATAAGTATCTTGACGATCTTTGCCGTCGCCAAGCGCCTTCAACAACGCCAACGCCTCGTCATACCGCGCCTTGTAGATCTGAATGACATCAGTCTCACCCTTCATAAAGGTGTATGCCTCCATCAGGCTGCCGTACAGCAACGCGCTGTCAAAACGATCACCCAGCCATGTCGTCCCGCTGGGCGCGTCCACGATGCTGGTGGGATACCCGTAGTAGTGCATCTCCATGTTGTAGGAGGCATCTGGCGTCGGGCCCAAGATCATCGTGTTGTTGTCAAAAATGGCGTAGTGGCTGGGCTCCCCTATGTCCGTAGGATCCGGGAACGCAGAACGGATGAACTCAACGTCCTTGTTCAGCAGATATTCCTGCGTGCCGTCAGCTCGGATGATGGCAAGAGAGAACATCGACAACCAGTCGCTTGGCATGGCCAGATACTTGTTGTTGATGGTGCAGTTGCCCGTCACGTTTTTTCGCAACGCCGGAAGCTGCACCGTGTTGTAGATGCGCTGCTCGGCCTGTTTGATGAACGTGTCGATCTGCTCCTTCTGGGTGAACGTCACCGTCCCAGTCCCAGCAGGATCCGTCCACGTCGTCCCAGGGAAGTCGTTCTCGACGTATCCCTTGATCGTTTCAAACAGCTCGTCGTAGTTCATCTCAGCCCATCTTCAAGCTGTTGCTGTTGCCGCGAGTGGTGTGCTTCGTGCCGCGCGTGCGCATCGTCTGGGTGTTGGCCACGCCGTTGGGATAGCCGTTCTCACCCAGGTTATCCTTGTAGGGCTTGGGCTGCTTGTACTTGTTGATTGGATCCTTGGTGTTTGCAGGGAAGAAATCAAACTTGTCGTTGGCTTTGCTCATCACTTGCCTCCCATCTTGCGATAGGTAAAGCTGGACTTCTTCTGGTTGGCCACCTTGGCCAAGCCGCGCCCCAGCTCTTTGCGCTGCATGTTTGTCACGCCGCCTTTTGCATAGCCCTTGCCGTGCATTTTGGCTTCGTGGCCTTTGACTTCGGCTTTGGCAATGGTCTTAACCTTTTTCACATCGCCGCCGGACAGATACTTGTTCATGGCTTCTCCTAAGTAGTCGAAACGGACACGGAACCAACTTGCCCACTTGCCTGCAAATTATCCTGCAATCCGCTCAGTTTGAGGGGGTTGTTCAAACCGACGGGGTTCCATCCCCATTGGATGATTCTGCTGCCGCCTTCTGGCGTCCCAAACGCGAGCTGGCTCGTTGTCTGGGCGGTCAGGTTTTCGGTCTGAATTCCATTCAGGCCGGAGGTCAGATAGCTGGTGTCCGGTCGCGGGTTGCGCAGAGCCTGGGGATCGTCCACCGGGTACATGCCGAGCTGGAGCTGCGGTTGATCCGGCTCCCAGCACGTCGGGCAAACCAACAGGTTGACATTCTTGGTCTTGATGACCAGCGAGCGCAGCACCTTGAGCGGATACCGGAAAGAGCATCTGTCGCACTCCGCGATTGCATATTTTCCCGAGGCAAACCTGTTCGGCATGTGTCACCTCAGAAGAACATTTGCCGTGGGGCAAGCCGCAAAGCGGCCTTCTCCCGGTCTTCAGCAGAAGCCAGCAGCCACTGCTCCTCGTAATCGAGCTTCAGGCGATCCACGCGGTTCGCGCCCTCTGGGATTTTCATGGAAATGTAGTAGGCCAGCCCGGCCACCAGACATGGCAGCATACGGAAGGGGATGTCCTGCTCGGCGCGGCCATTGCCAGCGTCGTCAATCCGCTTCAGGCGCCAGTACACGAAGGTGTAGAAGTTGTCCTGATTGGGCGATGGCCAGACGTTCACGCACGGCAGATTGTTCAGGTACACCGGTGTGCCGCCAGCATGGAGGGCGTCCGTGGTGCCATTTTGGCCACGATAGCACCCAGTCAAGGTATTGCCGCTGATGCCGGTGTACTGGATCGTTTCCGAGCCGACGTTGATGAAACCAATCTCCGGGAACTTTTCAGGTGCCGCACTGAGGGTAACAGTGGTTACCCCCGCAAGAAGGCCACCAGAAAGCGTCAGGCCGCTCGCCGACACCGTGCCGGACTGGCGGTTGATCCAGACCTGAATCGGCCTGCCCTGGGCGTTTTTGTTGGGGATGGTGGCATAGGTAGACACCGAGATCCGGCTGATGTTGATGTCCGTCTGGTCAATGCCAGTCTGGGTGCGCACCACCTGATCCAGAAGATCAATCGTATCCGCCGGGTAAGGGTAGGCAATCTGCCCCTGATTCATGGGGATCTGGCCCTGCTCAATCGTCCAGAGGTTGATGCCCCGGTTGGCCCACTCAATGGTCAGCAGGTTGAGGCTGCGGCGAGCCGTGCGCACATCGTAGCCAGACCGAATCTCCCCACCCGCGCGCTCAAACGCCTCCTCCATGAGGTTGGCGAGGTCTAGGTTGAAGGATGTCGTTCCGGTCGTTGTCATTGGGCTTCTCCGGTGGGTTTACGGGCGGCGGCGCAGGAGGCTGATGCGGAGGGTTTTGCCTTCGCCGCTCCTTGCGCAGATGATTGGCCACACCGTAACACCGTTACCGTTTCTTGGCCGTCTTGGCCGATTCAACGAAAGCCTGCTTGGTCGGGGCACCTTTGCTCCCAGGCTTGCGCATCTTCTCGCCAGATCCGGCTGCGATGCGCTTGCGCTTGGCATTGATGTTGTCGTAAAGGCCGACTTTGCCGCCCTCGGCGTACATGTCAAAGCTGTCGGGGTCATCCTTGCGGCGCCCCTTCTTTGGCATTTTGCCGGGGTTCATGACCCCCATACCGCGACTGGCTCTCATGGCTCAGCAATACTTCTTGGCCATGCCGCCCTTGGCCATCTTGACCTGGGTGCCTTTGGTCTTGCCGCGCACAGCCACGCCGTCAGCCGCTTTGTGGCCCTGGGCCAGACCGCCATGCTTCATGCCAAGGCTGCCCATCTGGTTGGCCGTGGGCATCATCTTGCCCTTGGCGCGGCCACCGGCCTCCATGCCCACTTCGGCCATCTCGTGCTTGATCATGGACTTGGGAGCGCCCTTCTTCTTCATGAAGGCCACTTCCTTACCAGTCATTTTTTTGGACTCTTTCATTTCACCACCTTTTGAAAATTTCATACCCTTGCTGGACTCACTGAACTCTTTGGCGACTTTGGAAGGGACGCCGACCTTCTTCGCAAACGCAGGGCTGTGAGCCGCTGCATCCATGAATTTCTTCTGCTTTGCCGTTTTCGCAGGCATGGCATATCCTCCTTGCTCAACGGGCTTGCCGCCGGTCGCCCAGTTGCCCAGCCGCGTTCTCACAGCATCTTGCCCCTGGTCTTGCCGCGCACCGCGCACCCATCGGCGCGTTTGGATGCAGATCCACCGCTCTTGAACATCATCGTGCGAGATTGCTCTTGCGCGGACTTGGCATCCTTGACCATCTTGGCCGGACGGGGTGGCATCGGGGCCGCTGGTGACATTGCATTACGCATGACTGTTCCTTTGCATCAAGTTGTCGATCTTCTGCTCCAGCTTGTTGAACCGTTGATCAAGATGGTGCGAGATCTTGTCAATCTCGTCCTTCGTGATGTTGTCACGCGCAATCTCCTCGCGCGTGCGATTCAACAGGATCTGGATTCTGTGTACCTCGTCCCACATCGTCTTCATCAACCACAACACTAGGGCGGAGATGAATGACAGGATGACGTTCCATATCATCAATTCCATGTCAACAATTCCATGCTCTCAAGGACTTGTTGATCCTTGAATTTGGGTCTTTTTTGGTCTTCTCAGAGGTGAGCTTTTCCTTCATCCCAGACATGCGGGCGCAGAACGAACTGCGTCGAGCAGCGTCCTTGTCTGTCTTGGGTTTGGGAGCTGGGGGCTTAAGATTCATGCCCTGGGCTTTGGCAGAGGCGCGCCCCTTGGCATTTAAGCCGCCCTTGGGATTCTTCCCCTCGCTGCGCTGCCAAGCTGGTGTCTTTGCCATCTACGCCACCTTTTCGCCCTTGATTGGGTTGACCATTGGGTACAGCACATCGCGGCCAAAGTCGCCTTCGTACTCCTGCACCCCCATGTGACCCAGCTTGATGGTTGGGTCAATCCAGACCTCGTAGCCAATGGCTCGGGCCCGGTCGCAGAACAGGTAGTCTTCGCCCATGTAGCCCTCCTCGGTCACAAGGAAGTCAAACACGGCATTGAGCTGCCGGTCGCTGCTGTGGTCGTAGTAGTCCCACTGGGGGTTCTCATTGACCAGCCGCTCAAAGACTTCCCTGCGCACCATCATGAAGGCCGTGGCGATGCGCTTGGCGCGTACCAGCCCCATGCCATTCATGGTGACGCCTTCATCGTCCTGATCGAGCTGGGCGATGTAGACCTTGTTGGTCTTGCGGGTGCGAGGCACGCCGCCAACGATGCCCTTTTTGGGGTCGCTGGCCCAGGCCATCAGCCGCATCACGTCTTCCGGCTCAAAGTTGATGTCCGCGTCAATGAACAGCAGATCCGTGCAGTTGCTGTCGAGGAAGTCCCTGACGAGCAGGTTTCGCGCCCGCGACACCACCGAGCATCCGCAAATGCTGCCAATGCTCAAATCAATCCCGTGGGGCGGGAGCATTTGAGCCAGTCTGGCCAGAGACACGGCCAGCTTGAGGCTGACCTTGAAATCGTAGGCGGGCAGGGCCACAAAGAGCTTGCGGCCTGCCATGTCAAAACTCTGCTCTTTTCTCATGGGGTCACCCGTAGAAGACAACGGCGGAGCCGACGTTTGAAAGAGTGCCGTGGACATTCGTTTCAAACAGCAACCCCTGCCCAGGGAAAAGCAGGTATGTTGGCTGGGTGGCCGAGGCAACCGTGTTGATCACGACCACCGACGAGCCGCCCGAGCCGCCATCCTTCAGCGTAACGCTGCCAGCAGATGCTCCGGGAACAATGTAGATCCCCTTGACCCGAACACGCCCAAGATTGTTCGTGTTCTGGTCGGTGAACTGGCCGGTGGTGGTTAAGGCAACACTGGCCTTGATGTCGGTTTGCATCGCCATGATGTCACCTCCTTATCAAGAGGTGGCAAACGGCGTAGCAACAACACCCGTACCCAGAACAACGCCGGTCACAGCGTACTTCAGCGCATCAATCGCAACGATCTGCACCCAAGTCCCAGCCACGCCACCAGTGGTGCCGCCGTTGAGGTTAATGAAGTCGTCGTTGGCGCCAGCGGTAAAGCCAACCATTGCGCCAGAGGTATCGGTGTCTACAGACATCACCGAACCAATGAAGCGGTCTGTGCCATCGGTGCCAATTTTCAGGCTGCTGGTGGCAATCGTGGTGGGCACCCAGATGGTGTAAACCACGCCTTCGTTGTTGGCGGTGTTGGGGTCGGCGCCGGGGCCGGAAGACACGGGGTCAGCCGACGTATTGATCGTCGGCAGAGTCAAAACAACGTTGGCAGCCAGCGTGCCGCCAACCGTCAAAATGCGGCCACCATGATCGGTGGGGTTCAGAGTGGTACTGGACGTAATCGGCAGTACGGAATTGGGGCCCTGTTGAAAAATGCCGCCAAGAGAGCGAACTGGCCCTTGAAAAGTGGTCTGTGCCATGACAATCCTTTCGTGTTGTAGCACGTCCTCGCACAGTCTCTACAAAGTCTGCTAGGTCAGTCTGTACGAGTTGAATTCCTAGATGATCTGATGATAGTGGAAAAAAGGGGGTTTTGACACCCCCTTTTTTCTCCAACTATCAAGCGCCCGGCGAACCGAATGCGCCCAGCGGATCCGACCAGCCGAACGAATAACGCTCGCGGGCCTTGTAACGCACGTTACCGGTGTCAAAGTCACCGTCCATCGAGTTTGCCAGAGGCGAACGGATGAAGTGCTTCAAGCCGTTGGGAACATCGGTCGTCAAGAACCAAGCGTCAGTGTCGGTCAAATAGTTGTTGACCGTGTAACCCTCGGGAATCGAGCCGTTGCTCTTGATGGCGTTGATGTCGTTGTCAGCCGTGCCGACGCGCAGCTCGGTTTCGAGCAGGCGGGTAGCAACGAACTGAAGCGACGGCGGGACAATCAGCTTGCGCGGCTTGGCGGCAATCAACAGACCACGCTCATCCGTCCACGCGGCGATCTGGATAACGGCGGCTTCCAAGGAAGTCTCGTTCAGATCGGCGGGGGTCGTAGGCTCGTTGGAGTTGGTGCCACCAGACACCAGCGGGTGGGCCGTCGAGAACAGCTCGACACCATCACCGCCCTTGTAGGTCGATGAGAAGCCGTTGTTCAGGATGGCAGCCGCTTTGGTCTGCTTGGTGTACGCCATTGCACGGGCCAGGGCCTTGGTGTAGCGGCTCGACAGAGTGTCATAGAGGTTGTCCTCAATGGCTTCCTCGGTCAGGCTGAAACCCAGGGCAATGGTTTCGTGGTTGTAGCGTGCAGTCCAGGCTTCTTGGCCGTTGTCGTAAGCAATCGCGCTGCCCTCGTTCTTCACCGGTGCGGCGGAGAACCCAGACAGTTTGGTTTCTTCTTCAAACGAACGCTCAGAAGTCTCGGTTTCAAAGATCTCCTTGTGCTGCTCGCCGTAGGTCTTGTACTCAAGACCAAACAAAGCGTTCAGACCAGGGAGAAGCTCTTTCAGTAGTTGTGCGCGTGAAATGGCCATGATTTAGCTCCTTATACGCCAGTAGGGTTGTCGTACTGGTGCATTCCGGCATTCCACTTGACGATGACTTCAGTGTAAGAGCCTGGGAATCCAGCAATCGCTGTTTCGGGAACCACGTCAATGATACGAACCGGCCAAGTGCTGGTCGTAGCAGTGGTGGAGCTGACGGCGACTTTGGAGTTGCCGTTGGTGGTGCTGCCAGCGTTTTGAACCAGCACAGCGTTGTTGCCAACGGAGGTGCGGTTCACATAGCTGATCGCCGTGGTGGCCGACACCACAGCAACCTTGAACAGGGCGCTAGGATCGTCTTCGACGTAAGCCATGATGTCAGAGGCAACGGTGCTTGCAGGGTAATACTGTCGATACACTTTGCCAAAAGTGGCATCGGTGTACGAACAGCCCATGAAAACACCAACTGGGGTGGCGGCGTCTGTACCAGTGTCTTTCGACAGAGTACCATCGCTATTCAACTCAACCACGTCACCAAAAAAGATGTTGGTGGCAGAGCCTGAAGCGATGGGAATCTGACGAGTCGCACCGGCAAACACCTGACCGCCGATCAAATTGATCGGAATCAGCCCGTAAGGGGCATCAACTGATGGGTAAGCCATTTAAGGACTCCTTGAATTATCGACCTTGACCGAACGATGTAGATGACTTTTTCTCGCGGAAAAGAGGCATCCGAGCATCGCTCTCTCTCATAAAATTGTTGTCCACAGCGTCCATGTTGTCCTTGGTCACCTTGGCAAAATACGCCGTGCGCTGACCAACGAACTCCTCGGGCATCTTGCAGAGCAACAAACCTGCGACCTCAATGTTGTCTTTGAATCGACTGTTTGGGTCAACGAGCAGCTTGAATTGGGGTTGTTCCTCGATACCGACAGGCTCCCAGCCTTCGCGGAGTTTTGCTCCCACGTTTTTGGCGTCGTTCTGTCCGGTCATGGAAACCCTGATCCACCTGTAAGCGTACCCCGGCTGTTTGTCAGGCTGGGGAAGTGTTTCGGCGCGCTGCCACTGCTTTGGGCGCTCCGATGCGCTACGGGTTTGTACTTCGCGTGCAAGTCGGTTTTCAGCCATTTCGATTCTCCTGTTTCACAAATTCACGAGCATATTGCTCAGGTGTAACTCCCAAACGCTTGGCAAGTCTCACCTGACTCTCGGTCAACACAACCTTTTTGGGGGATGTGCTTCGTGACACGGGAGCAACCACGGTGGCAGGTCTGTTTGCGCTTCGACCGGGCTTGCCGCCCCCGGTCTGCGTTTCTCCGGTGTATTCCTCGGGGAACTTTGATCGCATGGTCTTGTCGATGCGGTCGTAGTATTCGTCCGTGGTTGCATAGGCTTGCCCATGCTTTTCCACCAAATCCTCATGCAGGCCCAGTGCCATAGCCGTCATCAGGCGATGTTTCCCAAACCATTGGTTGCGCTCTTGCCACGCAGCCGCTTTGGTATCGCGCTGGACAACCGGCTGAGGTTGTGCCTGCTGATTTTGATTGTGTAACTCATTATCCTCCTTTTGTAAAGGGGGCGCCTTATATCGATCAGCCTGGGCCGCACGATTTTGTGCAGAGTTAAGCGCCTGTTGGGCTTCTACAACACGGTCTGAGTCACCAGACTCAAATGCCTCTTTGTAGGCCACCTGGGCTTCCTTGAGCTGCCGGGCGGCGGCCTCTTTGAAAGAAGCAATCAGGGCCGTTTCCGAGTACGTCGTTTTGGCTTTGAGCTTCTTGTTCTCCTCGACCAGACGCTGGGCCAGGGTAATGGCCTCTTGCCGCTCACGGTCGGCAGACTCTTTGGCCCGGCGCTCATCGTGCCAAACCTTCTTCATCTGCTTGAGGCGCGTCTTCACCTTTTCCGAATAGTCCTCCAACTCGTCGGCTTCGAGTTCCTTAACGATGTCCTCCGGGAGGGGCTCACGGCCACGGTCGTCTTCAGGGGTGTCGTCCTGAACCGCCACTTCGATGTCATCTTCGTTGGCGGTAATTTCAACCGTAATCTCTTGTTCTTGGTTTTGCTCTTTGGTAGCCATGATTTCTCCTATTTGCGTGAAATGCC